GGTAGAAATTAATCTATTCAGTGTGTCGTGAGAGGGCTCCATCACCCTGGTCACCATGACGCAGTCAGTTTCTCTTTCTGATTTCATCGTTAAGACTGAAGATGGATATATGCCATCAGACAGAGAATGTGTTGCATTGGATAGATATTTATCCAAAGAGCAGAAGGAACTAAGAGAAACTTTTAAGGATGGAAAAAATGATAGATCAGCTTTAAGAATTAAAATGTTTTTATCTCCTTCACCTTCCAGACGATTCACTCAACATGGAGTTGTTCCAATGAGAGAAATAAAAACAAATACGGATATACCAAGTACACTATGGACTCTTGTGACTGATTGGTTACTAAATTTACTTCAAGATGAAGAAAATCAGGAAATGTTTGAAGATTTTATTAGTTCAAAATTTCCGGATGTTTTAGCTTCGGCAGACAAGCTAGCCCGCTTCGCCCAGCGATTGGAGGATAGAAAAGATGTGTTGCACAAGAATTTTTCTAAAGCCATGAATGCCTTTGGCGCCTGTTTTTGGGCAATCAAGCCGACTTTTGCCACTGAGGGAAAATGTAATGTTGTAAGAGCCACTGATGATTCAATGATACTAGAGTTTCAGCCAATACCAGAATATTTTCGTTGTGGAAGATCAAAAGCTACATTTTATAAATTATACCCACTCTCAGACGAACAACCCGTTAATGGCATGCTCGCTCTAAAAGCAGTTGCTGGAAATCAGTTTTTTATGTACCATGGACATGGGCACATCAGAACAGTTCCATATCATGAACTTGCTGATGCCATCAAATCATTCGCTCGTAAAGATAAAGAAACGCTCGAGAGCATTTCTAAATCACCACTTGCAGCTCAATGTGGTAGTAAATTTCTCGATATGCTCGATGGAATTAGATCAAAACAAAAAATTGAAGATGTGATTTTGAAAGCAAAAATTTTTGAAAAGAAAAGAAGCTGAACGTGTTAAATCCGCTGAAATGGGTTAACGGCTATTTTTAAAACCC